GACCAGCTTCAGGATTCAGGGGGCAATGCAATTATTACTTCCAACGGATCAGGTACTATTACTGTTAATAGCCAGCCATTTAAAAATGGAATTACAATGGCAGACGAATGGAGATTAACTGCTGATACTAATGAAAGCACAAATGCAGATGTAACTTCTAATTGGGAAAGAAATGATAGTTCTGGATATGGTTCTCTTGGTACAGGTTTAACAGAAAGTTCTGGTATATTTTCATTTCCATCTACAGGTATATATTTAATTATTTTTACAGCTTCATATATTACAATTGGGAATGATACATTCACTCAATTTCAATTAAACACAACTTTAGATAATTCAAGTTATAATCTTGTTTCTGAAGCAATAGGTGGAAATGGTTCTTCAAATACTACTATTACTACTGGTTCTGCACAATTTATTTTTGATGTTACTAACACTACTAATAATAAATTTAAGTTTTCAACTTTAAATTTTGCAACAAGTACAAGATTAAAAGGAGATACAAGCGTTAACGAAACTCATTTTACAGCATTTAGGTTAGGAGACACATAAAATGGATAAAGATTATTTACAAGACGCATTACAAACATTTAACGATACTAATGGAGTTAATTGGTATGGTTGGAAAACACATGACGACAATGGTAATAAAATTCCTAACTCTGAACGTATGCAATACCAACACATTAAGATTATTAAAGATGGTGCAACAATACCATCAGAGGCAGAAGTAAATGCAAAGATACAAGAATTAAAAGACGCTGAACAAGCAGCAATAGATAAAAAAGCATCTGGTAAACAGAAGCTAAAAGATTTAGGATTGGACGACGCAGAAATTAACGCGTTGATAGGATAAATTATGGCGATAACAAGATTAGGTGGAGCGAATGCAATAACAGGAACGATACCAACAAGTGTTGCACCTGGACAAGGAAAGATTTTGCAAGTCAAACAAACTTTAAAAACAGATGTTTTTCTTACAAATTCTAACTCATTTATAGATATAACAGGATTAACTGTAGCTATTACACCTACCTCTACAACAAGTAAAATGTTTGTCACATATCAAGTTTTTGGCAATGCTAATGGACACATAGTGTTAAGATTAGTAAAATTAATAAGTGGTACTGAAACAGCTATAGGTATTGGTGATGCGGATGGTTCAAGAATAAGAGCAGGTCATAAAAAATACAATGTTACTACTTATAATACTTCTTATGATGGTTATAGTATGGTTCAAAATATTTTAGATACTCACAACACTAATAGTGAAATTACATACAAAGTACAAACTAGCAGTCCATATAGTTCAGGTTACTACACTTATGTTAATAGAACTTATAGTACAGCTGATGCCACTTGGGACGCAAGATGTTCTAGCGAAATAACAGTAATGGAGATTGAAGCATAATGATTATAGAAGCAATTTTAAAAATAAATCCAAACGCAGAAGTTACTATAAGAGGTAACAATATTGATACTTGCGAAATAGAATGGTTAAATGGAACACCAGAAATATCTAAAGCTGACATAGAAGCTAAAATGGCAGAGTTACCTACTGCTGAAGAAGAAGCTGCACAAGCAGAAACAGAAAAATCATCTGGTAAACAAAAACTTAAAGACTTGGGATTAACCGACGCCGAGATAAAAGCACTGACAGGAGCATAGACTATGCTCTTTGGTTCAACACCTTTTTCAACAATAAGCTTTGGTGGAAATGTAATATCTAATGCTCTTGTTAATGTAACAGGTAACAGAGTTAATTTTACAATTGGTAATGTTACAATTGCAGGTCAAGCAAATGTTAATGTTACCGGTAACCGGATAAATGTATCTACCGGTAATGTAACCGTAGCAGCTGCAGTTGTTGCTGCTGCAACAGGAAGTCAAGTTAATACTGCAACAGGAAGTGTTACAGTTTCTGGTGGTTCAATAGTAGGTATAACAGGTAATCAGTCTAATCTATCTATTGGTAATGTATCAATAAAAGTTGGTCAAACGGTTCCGGTAACAGGCATCAGGGCTAATATTGCAAATGGAACAGTTACGGTTACAGCTAATGCAACTGTTTCTGTTGTTGGTAATAGAGTAAATATAAACATAGGAAACGCAACTGTAAGCGGTAATGCAAATGTTAGTGTTAATGGTAACAGAGCAAATATTGCAACCGGTACAGTTACTGTTACAGGAACAGCAGTTATATCTCCAACTGGAAGCAGAATTAATCTTGCAACAAGTCAAGTATCTATTAGAGCATGGAGTGATCTTAACCCTAATGCTAATCAAAAATGGGTAGATATTGCAACAGGAGCAACTAGTAATTGGACAGAAATTAACACGCAGGCAACAGGTGATTGGGTAGAAATTGATACAACAGCTATACCACCAAAACCGTAGTTGCTTTTGTTGAAAATTAATATAATATACAATATAAGGAGTGCAATATGGCATCAAGTACATCAAGCGATTTAAAACTAGAACTTATGACAACAGGCGAAAAGTCTGGTCAATGGGGTACAATTACTAATACAAACTTACAAATTTTAGAACAAGCAACTAGTGGATACTTATCTTTAGATGTTGCTAGTTCAGACGTTGCTTTAGCTTTATCTAATTTTACAACATCAAATGGTAAAAATTTATACTATAAATTAACAGGAACTTTAGCGGCAAACAGAACAGTTACTATGCCAGATTCTGCAGAAAGAGTTTTTATTGTAGAAGATGCAACGGTTAGATCCGCTTCACATTATACTTTAACTGTTAAAACTGTATCGGGAACTGGTGTTGTAATGCCAGTAGGTTCTAAAATGGTTTTATATTCTGATGGAACTAATATTAGTTCAGGTCCAATTACAAAAGGATTCAATACTGTTACTTCTGCGTACACTGCAGTTTCAGGAGATCAAATTTTAGCAAATACAACTGGTGGAGCTATAACAATAACTTTACCTACATCACCTTCTACAGGAGATGAAGTAAGTATTACAGATGCAAGAGGAACTTTTGCAACAAATAATTTAACTATAAATAGAAATGGACAACCTATTGAAAGTGTTGCAGCAAATGATATTTTAATGACAAATGGTCAGTTTGTTGATTTAGTTTACGTAGATGCAACAAGAGGTTGGGCTTTTAGAAATACTAAAGATCGAGGTTATACTACAGTAACTGCAAACGTAACAGGTATTGCAGGAGATCAAATTTTAGCAAACACGACAGGTGGAGCTTTTACAGTTACACTACCCGCATCGCCTACTGTTGGTGATGAGGTTACTATAACAGATGCAAGAGGAACTTTTGCAACAAATAATTTAACAATAGGTAGAAATGGACAACCTATTGAAAGTGTGGCTGCTAATGATATTTTAATTACAAACGGTCAATCAGTTAATTTAGTTTATGTAGATGGTACAAGAGGTTGGGCTTATAAAGGTCTTAAAACTAGAGGATACACTACAGTTACTGCAAATGTAACAGTTATTCCAGGAGATCAAATTTTAGCCAATACAACAGGTGGAGTTTTTACTGTAACCCTACCAGCATCACCTGCTGTTGGTGATGAAGTAGTAATAGTTGATGCAAGAGGAACTTTTGCAACTAACAATTTAACAGTGGCTAGAAACAGTCAACCAATTAATACAGGAACATCCGATTTAACTTTAAGCACAAATGGTCAAGCAATCACTTTAGTTTATGTAGATTCTACAAGAGGTTGGGCATTTAAAACAAATACAGCATAGGGGGCTTAAAATATGGCTCTTGTCGATTTTAAAATATTACCTGGAATAGACAAACAAACTACATCTGCAGGTGCAGAACAACGTTGGATAGATTCTGATAATACTAGATTTAGATATGGTTTACCTGAAAAGGTAGGTGGTTGGCAATCTCCTGTAAAAAAATCAATAGTAGGTATTGCAAGACAAATGCATGCTTTTGCTAATTTATCCGGTAAAAGATATATTATAATTGGTACGGATAAATTTTTATTAGCTTACTATGATGGTGAATTATATGACATTACACCTTTGTCAGCAAGTTTAGGTGCAGGAACCATAACTACAGTTGCATCTTCAGCTAACGTAACAATTACATTAAATTCACATGGTTTAGTTGCTGGACAAATTATATTAATGACTAGTACAACCTTACCTTCAAGTACAGGATACACTACAGCAAATTTTGATAATAAATTATTTCAAGTAACTTCTATTACAGACAGTAATAATTTTGTAATTACACAGAGTTCAGCAGCAACTGGAAATGCTGGACCAGGAGGAAGTATTACTGTAACTCCTTATGTAACTGTTGGACCACAAGTACAAACAATAGGTTATGGTTGGGGAACAAGTACTTGGGGAAATGGAAACTGGGGAGAAGATTCAACTGGAGAAGGAGTGGTTCTGGAGCCAGGCCTCTGGAGTCTTGATAATTTTGGTTCGGTTTTAATTGCAACTATTGCAAACGGACCTACTTTTACATGGAATTCAAATGGAAGTGATCCACAAACTACTAGAGCTTCGCAAAGTACAAGTGGTTTTGTAACTACAAACAATCCTATTTCTTCTAGATTTACAATGGTGTCGCCTACAACAAGACACTTAGTACATTTTGGAAGTGTTGTTCCTTCTAGTGGAGGACTTAGTAGCCAAGATAATATGGCTGTTGTTTTTTCTGATCAAGAAAATATAAATAGTTATACTCCTACTTCTGTAAACACAGCAGGTTCTCAAATATTACAAGACGGAACTAAAATAATGACTGCATTAAGAGCAAAAGAATCTATGTTAGTTTGGACAGACAATGCACTTTACAACATGAGATTTATAGGTGCACCTTTTACATTTGGTTTTGAACAAGTTGGAACTAATTGCGGAGTAGTAGGTAAAAATGCAGCTGTTGAAATAGATGGTGTTGCTTTTTGGATGTCACCTAAAGGATTTTTTGCATTTGATGGTACAGTAAAATCACTACCTTGTAGTGTTGAAGATTATGTTTATGATGATATTGATACAACAAAGGGTCAGCAAGTTTTTGCAGGAATAAATAATTTATATACAGAAGTAGTATGGTGGTATCCAAGTGCTAATTCTGATTACAATGACAGGTATGTTGTATATAACTATTCAGAAAAAGTTTGGTATACAGGAACAGAGCCAAGAACATCTTGGATAGATGCAGAAATATATGCTAAACCATTTGGAACTAAATTTACAAGCACTGGAACAGCTAATTTTCCTGTAGTATTAGGAGAATCTGGATTAGGTAAATCACAATTATTTGAACATGAAATAGGTAATAATCAGGTAGATGAAAATGGTACTCCATCAAAAATTACTTCTTTTATTAAATCATTTGATTTTGATCTACAGCAACAGGGTGGAGTGGTAGGTGAAGTATTTTTAGCAGTCAGACGTTTCGTACCTGATTTTGAATCCATAACTGGAGATGCTACAATTACTTTAAATATAAAGAGATATCCTCAACAATCTGATGCTGAAAGTACTTTGAGCCCCTTTACAATTACTTCAACTACTGATAAAAAAGACACAAGAGCAAGAGGAAGATTTGTTAATTTACAAATTGAAAACAAAGACTTGAATCAATCTTGGAGATTTGGTACATTTAGACTAGATATTCAACCCGACGGAAGAAGATAATGATAAATAATACACCTTTATATATAGACCTATTAGATTATTTAGAAAGAGATGGTATTGCCAGTCTTTCTAATGATTTTGATCCAAATGCATTTATGACTAATTATGATGAGTTAGATACTACATCACCTTTAATAAATAACCCAACAGTAGCACCAACAATGCCTTATATAATTCCTCCTTTAAGAGAAGGAGGTCAAGAAAATGGCCCTCGTCAAGGTTTAGGATCTTTAAATATAGATCCTATTGATAAAATTATTGACTATACAAATTTTAACCATCCAACTATGAATGAAATAGCTAATGATGATGATGATGAATATTATGATGAATAT